AGTCGCCCCTGACGCAGCAGGCTTACAACCAGATCCTGGCGCAACAAGGCTCGGCCAATCCCGCCTTCGCCCAGGCCGCCGGCGCCTGGGGCAACCTGATCGGACAGGCCGCGCCGCAGACGGCGGGCGGGATCAACGACCTGTCGAACCAACTTTACGGCAATTACCAGCAGAACGTGATGAACCCGGCGCAAGGGCTGCTGGGCGGCTATCTCCAGGGCGGGCCGGCGACGGCGGGGCAGGTTGGCTCGAACGCCCAGCAACTCATGTCGCCGTATCAGCAAAGCGTCATCGATCCGATGATCCAGGCGGGCGAGCAGCAGCGCCAGATCGCGCGCCAGCAGATCGCGGGCCAGGCCAATAACGTCGGTGCGTTCGGCGGTTCCCGCCAGGGCGTCGTCGAAGGCACATCCGACGCCGCGATCCAACTTGGGACGCAAAAGCAGATCGGCGATCTGCTCAACCAGGGCTGGGGTCAGGCGCTGACGCCCGCCTACGGGCTCGCCACGCAGGCGGGGCAGCAGGGTTACAACGCCGCCACCGGCCTCGCGGGCATGGGCCAGGCGGGCTACCAGAACGCCCAGGCGGCGGGGCAGGGCATCGGCAACCAGAACCTCGCATCAGGCCTGCTCGCGGCCCAGCAGCTACCGGGTCAGGCGGTCACGCAGGCGAACCTCAATCAGCAGCAGACCGCCGGCCTTCAGGCGGCGGGGACATCGCAGCAGCAGTATCAGCAGCAACTGATCGACGAGCAGATGGGCAACTGGGCGGCGCAATACCAACAGCCGTATCAAAACCTCTACACGCTGTTGGGGTCACTGGGGTCGGTGCCTTACGGCACCACCTCGACCAGCCAGGGTTGGGGCCAGAACACGCAGAAGACCGACCCCGGCATGCTCAACACCATCGGCGCTTATGTTGGCATGGCGTCGAAACTGGCCAGCACGGGCGCATCAATGGCGGCGATGTAGGAGCGGGTCATGGCATTCACCGACGCTGCATGGGGCGACATCGCACCCGCCACCACGGGCACCATGGGCGGCCCGATCGACAGCGGCACCTGGGGCGGTAGTGGCCCCGGCGTCAACTGGGCCGACGCGGCGAAGACATTCGGCGCGGGCGGTGGACAGGATGACATCACCAAGAATCCCGGCACGATCCCCTCCCTCGCGCCACCACAAATACAGACACCGCAGTCCCCGGTCGGCCACGGGCGGGCGATGGACATCCGCGAATTGCTAAACATGCTGGCCGAGAAACAGATGCTGTATCAGCAGGCGGCGCACGGCCCGGTGGTCGCGGGGGGACCGCCACAACCCAAACCGCGGCCGCTCGGCTTGTTGGGGGTATAAGCCATGGCCGACGCGACAGCTGATACCGCCACACCCGATGTTTCCGGTCTGACACCGGAGCAGATCAACAAATATCTCACCCTGCTGCGTGTCGGGCAGGGCCTGCCGGATGTCCGGCCGGACCAGACGCCGGTCGATACCAGCGGCTTCTGGGGCGGCCTGCGGCACGGCATCTCCCTGCTTGGAGAGGCGGCCGGTTCTCCCGGCCCAGGCGCCCTCGGCGCGCTGTCGCCAAAGGAGCGGGAGCAGGCGGGCCTGCAGTCGCTGTCGCGGTTCGGCACCGGGCTGATGGCCGCCTCGCATTATGTTCCGGGACAGACCCTCGGGTCGAACCTGGCACAGGGCTTCCAGGCGGCGGAGCGCGGCTACGACACCACCGCGCGGCAGGCCATGGGGATGCTGGCGGCAAGGCAGAATTACGCCGTCGAGAGCCAGCACGCGGATCTGAAGAAGCTGCAGGCGGCGCTGCCGCTGTTGTCGTTGCAACAGCAACTGACGGGCTCGGCGAATACGCAGAAACTCCTGAACGGCCAGGTGACGCCGGGGACCAATATCGGCTCTGGCGGGTCGATTGGGAATTACACCGTTCCTCCCGAACTGCTGCCACACTATCAGGCGGCGGCGGAGAAATACGGCGTTCCGGTCGATCTGCTGATCGCCCAGCACAAGCAGGAGAGCAACCTGAACCCTGGCGCCACGGGTGGCGCGGGCGAGGTTGGCCTGGGCCAGATCCTGCCCGCCACGGCGAAGTCTCCTGGTTTTGGCATGGCGGGCGCGGACCCAAAGGCGTTGCGCGATCCCGCCGCCAATATCGACTTCTCAGCCCGGTATCTCGCCGCCCGCGCCAAGGCGGCGGGCGCGGATCTCAGGACACCGGAGGGCGTCACCAAGGCGCTCAAAGCCTACAACGGCGGTGGCGACCCCAACTACGTCCAGAATGTCACCCGCTACATTCCTGGCGCTCAAAAGGCGTTGGCGGGAGGCGCGCCAGCGACCCCAACCCCTGTTGGCCAAAACCCGAACGCCAAGGTTCAGATCCCTCCTCCGGCGACAACACCAGCAGCGCCTGGACAGGCCACCATGCCACCCCCGGAGCCGCCCCTGCTGGCCGGCGGCGCCCAGACGGCTGGCGATGTCGGAGCGCCAACCGGAACCGCCATCCCGACCCTGCCGCCCGCCGCCGCCGCCCGCTCCGCCGCCGATGTCACCGATATCGAGGCCGGTATGGCCAATGCCCAGGCCAACCCCCTGGTCCGCCAGCCGGGCGCCGTCGTCACCGCGCAGGCGGGCGGGCAACAGCCGGCGCTGCCGCCGCCTCCGCCCATCAAGGCGGGCGATGGCTTCATCGTGCATCCCGGAACTTCGTATCAGGAGTTCTTCAAACGGGAGGCCGTCCCGCCGCCAACCTCCGAGGACTTCAACCCCAATCTCTCGCAGGCGCAGCAGAAAGAGTTCGCCTTGCTACAGCAAGGCATTCAACAGCGGATCGCCAACCGCCCAAACCTGCGGATCGAGAAACAGCAGGAAGAGGCGACCAAGATAATCGAGGATCGCGCCGCCCTGGAGGCGAAGATCCAGGCGACGATACAAGCCAAGGCGCAGGCGGCGGCGACCAATGTGACGAAGTGGAACGAGAAGCAGGAAGAGACGATCCGCCCACGCTACGAGCAGATGATCAAAAGCTACGACGCGGCGGCGCAGGCCAATCTGACACACTCACAGGCCATGCAACTGAAAGAGAAAGAGGGCGAAATCAGCCGATTGAATACCCGAGAAGGGTCGTTCGTTGAGAGCAACAAGATAATCCGGGACACGCTCGGCAAGGAAGCCGTGGCGGCCTCGGGCCGGGTGCAGAACCTGGAGGGGCTGCAAGCTCTGTCCGATAACGTCGGCGATAAGAACGCCACGTTGCAAAGCCTCGCTACCGTGAAATACGGCGGTAAGAGCCTGCTCGATCATCTGGCCACTTTTGGAGTCGTCCCGAAAGGCGACGCGGGTCCGATCCAGATGTTGGCGAGCGGAATATCCGGCGCGATCACCGAACTACGGTCGGGAATACAGATGGGTGCGCTATCTGATCGCGATCTGAATTTCATCGAGAGCATGGGACCGTCGCTCAACGAGGACCAAGGCACGCGCACCGCCGTGATCAAATACCTGCAACAGGCGGCGCGGGCCAAGATGCGGTTCAACACGATCTACCAGGAGCAGATGGCGCGGCCCAACATGGATTCAGGCGCGGCGCTGGAGAAGACGCGAGAGATCATGGACGCGAAACATCCGATCGTGCCTCAGATGACGCCGGAGGTCGCCGCTATTTGGAACGACCAGTCCGATGACGCGAAAGCCGCGCGGAGGAAATGGGCGGCATCCCATAATGTCAGGCCAAACAGCCTCATCCGTCAGCCGGATGGCTCCCTGATGTTGTTGAAATAGGAGACGTGGATGGCGGACGACTGGGATCCCGGCGCGAACGCCACACCGTTTGGTCCCCAGGGAGGATCATCCTCCCCCGCCCCGGCGGCTGAGGAGTATGACCCGGGAACACCGAGTCCGCTGAAGACGGCTTACCAGAACGGCGCGCCAGTGGCCTCGTTCGGACGAAGCCTCGGCCTTGGGGCGCGAGACGTGATCGAGGGTGGACTGAGCCTGCCCATGACCGCGCTCGATATCGGTACTTATCTTGGACGCGGCCCGATCCGCGCGGCCGGGGGGTCCGCCACCGCGCCATCGGACATGCTGCACAATGCCCTGACCTATATCGGCCTGCCGGAGGCGGCGACACCGGGAGAGAAATTCCGCTCCGAGGTCGCCAGAGGCGGCGCGGGCATGATCGGGCCGCAGATCGCGGGCGCCATTCCGCGCGTGGCGGCGGCGGTTCCCACCATGCTCCGCTCCGCGTTCGCTCCATCACCGGGGGCGGCAGTGTCGCCGGTTCTTCCCGCCACCCAGGTCGCCGCCGGAGCGGCCGGCGGAGGCGCGGGCGAGATCGCGGCGGAAGTGGCGCCCGAATCACTGAAGCCAGCGGCGCGACTGGCGGGCAATATCGTCGGCGCGGGAGGTGTCACCGCCTTGTCGGATGTGGGAGGCAAGCTGCTGAACGCGATACGCGGCCTGCGGACACCGATCGCGGACGCTTATGAACAGCTGCGGATCTTCCCGCGCACGGCGGGCGCCGTCACCGAAAACCCGACCACGCGCTCCCTGGAAGCGGGGGCGACCAAGATGCCGTTCGCGATCGACCGTCTCCAGCCGGCGCAGCGCGACACCTCCAACCAGTTCCACAACGCGGTTGAGGATACCGCGAGGATGCTGGGCGGCGAGCGCACCGCGCAGGAGGCGGGCGGCAGCGTGCAGCAGATCCTTCAGGACTGGCACGGCAACACATTTCCGCGCTCGCAGGACGCGGTCTGGAACCCGCTTAACCAACGTCTGGCCGGCGCCGCCGTCGATCCCAGCGCCTATCGCAGAGCGCTGCAACGCCTGGCCAACCCGCCTGAACTGGGAGGAATGACTGAAACGCAACGGCTCATGGGGTCCAACTTCGCCAGGGAAAGACTGGCCGCGCTGAACGCTGACCTGCCACCGGGATCGTCCATGACCTGGGGGCAGGCGCAGGCGCTGCGCCGTCAGATTGGCGCGGACATGGGAACCCCCGACATCATCAACAGCGTGGGGACGGCCCCTCTGCGCTCGCTCTATGCCAGCCTCGCGGAGGATATCGGGCACACCGCCACCGCGCACGGCCAGGGGCGGCTGTTCAGGGAAGCCAACCAGACCACGATCGACGCCCACAACTTCATCGACAACACCCTGGTGAAGGCGATCAAGGCACGCAATCCCGGACAGGAATCGGTCGCTCCCGACGCGGCGGCCCGCGCGCTGCTGGAGAGCAACAGCGCGATGCAGGAGCTGCGCGCTCGCGTGCCCCAGGCGGCCGATGCCCTGGCGGCGTATCAATTACGGAAAGCCGTCCTCGCCAGGGCGGGCCAGCAGGGCGCCACCGACGTGCCCTCGGCGGGCACGTTCCTGACCACGATGCGTGGCCAACAGATGGACAAGCCGGAAGGCACGGCGGCGCTCTACAATGATCCCGAGGTCGCCAGGAACCTGCGCGCGCTGCTGACGGTCGCCGGGAATGTCAGAGAGACTGAACGGCTGATGAACACGTCCAACACCTCCAGTGCGTCACAGGCTCTACAGGTTCTTTCCGCCCCCGCGCGGTGGGCCGCCGGGGGGTATTATGGAGGGCCGGTAGGACTGGCGGCCTCGGTCGCCGCCGATGTCACGCCCTACGCCGGCGCGCGGGCGCTGACATCGAGGCCGGGTATAAGATGGGCGGGAACACCGGCGGGGCCGAGATTACCTCTCGACCCCAAAGTGGCGGGTTTGTTGGGCTATCTCGCCAATCAGTGACCGGAGTGGGACAGGAAGAGAAACGTAATAAAGAGACCACCCACGAAGCCGAGAATAAGTTCGATGATCATGTCGCCACCAGCCACAGGAACACACCGACCATGGCGAGGACGGCGGTGGCGTCGGTGATCCAGCCCCAGGCGCCGCTCCAGAGTCGGGAGCGGCTCCGTCTGAAGTGCCAGTGCCAGGCGAGGGAGTGGTTCATGCTCCCATCTCACTGTTGAGCGCCTTCACGATTGACGTGGCGCCATCGAACGTCGCCCCGCGCGCCAGCACCTCATCGGTGCAACCGGGTTCGTGGCGGAGAATATCGTAAAGACCGTCTTCGCTTTTGCCCGCTGTCCGGAGCAGGCTGTAACGGATCGTCGTTTCTGTCGCTTGCATCTGTTTGACCTTTTCACTTGTTAAGAAACCGGAGCCAGGGTCGGGGTCGCCGAGACGAAAGCGCCCCGACCCCGGCGAGTGCCGCTCGAAGGAGGAAACCGTTCAGGCGGCGCTCTGGCCCTCACTACCACGACGGCGGCGCTTCACCATGCCGAGTCCAAGCAGCCCCATACCGAGCATCGCCAGGGAGGCGGGTTCGGGCACGTCCTGCTGCCCCGGCACCGGCACCAGGAAGAAGCTCTCAGCGCCGTCGCTGGCGTTGCTCCAACGCGCGTAGAACTCGATCTGGCTGTTGGGTGACAGGTCGTTACGATCGATGTTGAAGCCGCTCAACACATAATCAGGGAAGCCGGTGCCGTTGTTCGCGGTTGGCAGCGGCGTGCCGCCCGCCGGATTGTAGTCGGCCAGGATCGTCTTGTTGACGACATCGAGCACGACGAAGCGTTGCAGCACTTCAGGACCGGCACCCGTGGCTGTATTCACGTCGATGCCGACGTTCAACTGGCCGTTCAAATCCAACTGGCTGATGAGGAACGCCCGGAGGAACGACACGAGATACGGCGTGCCTTGCGTGTCTTCTCCGTTGGTCTGCGTGACACCCGAAGAGAAATCGCTGAACAGTGTTTGATTGCCGCCCTGCTGGTAGTTGTTGAACCCAAATCCCGCCGGCTGCTGGGGCTGGTTCGTGCCGCAAATGAGGCAAGGGGTATTCAACGGTTGGTTGCCGGGCGGTGGGACCGCGATCAGCGACAGCGCCGAGGTGTTCGCGTTGGCGGTGTAGCCCAGCGTCGAGATGATATCGGCGCGGGCCGCGGGGCGGAAGAGCATCGCCCCGGTGACGATGGCCGTGGTCATCAACAATCGTTTCATCGTGTGTTTCCCTTTGTCATGGTTCACGACCACCGGTCGCCTTTAACGATACCCAAAACGGTGGTGCTGGTCAGTTCGGTATTCAGGACGGCGAGGGTCTTCGACATGGTGGCCAGTTTGACATGGATCGCCGCCCAGACCTTGAAGTCGGCGAGAACGTCGGCGTGGTATTGTTCCAATGGCGAGAGGATCGGAGGCGGCGGTGGTATCTCTGGTGACGGTGTGGGTTCTGATGGCGGTGGCGGTGGTTCCGCTGGTGGCGGTGGCGACGGTGGTGGTTGCTGTCCAAGGAATCCTATCGGAGCCAGATCCAAGACGGGGCGTGCCGCGGGAACCGTGCTACCCGATGGAATCTGGGTCAGCCCAAATACCGTGTTATCGCCAAGACCAACAGAACCTCCGCCAGGATTAAGGAGCAAATAACCACCGGGGCACTCGTTAATAATCGTATTGTCTCGGATTTCGACGGTTCTTCCGGCATTACTCGCTCCTTCCTCACCGTAAGCGATGATGGCCGGGTTTTGCGTGTTCGGTCCTTGTTGAATGACGTTGCCCGTGATCGTCGCGTCGCCGCCGTTCGGAAGGTCGATGCTGTACGACGAGGAAGAATCATTATCGAAAATCCGGTTGCCGGTGATGACGTTATTCATGGCGCGGGACTTGATTTCATGGCCGACACTGGTGTCGTGCACGTAAGAGTTCGTCAGCGTGAAACTCGCGATGTTCCCGATGTAGAGCCCGTGCGTGTGGCCATTGCCGCCGACGCCATTGAACGCGATCTCGGAATTGTCGATGCTGATCGACCCAGAGGCGTCGGCGGCCCCCAGGAGCCCGTTCTGGTTATGATGGAAGTTGATGTTATCGAGCGTCAGGTTCCCGCCCTGGTATCGCACCGCCGCGCCGTTGGCATCCGGCACGGTGACGCCCGAGATGTCGAAGCCCGAGATGGTCACGTTCCCCTGCTCGGTGATCATCGCCTTGCCGTCCGGCGGTTGCCAGCCGTTGGCGGTGGTCAGTTTCACCCAGCCGCCCACGGCCACGAGGTTGAGGTCATGGGTGATCGACAGCCAGGTGTTGGTCCAGGCGCCCGCCTGAACTTCGATGGTATCGCCAGGGGCCGAGGCGTCGATCGCCGCCTGGATCGAGCCGCCCGCCGCCACGTTGATGATCATCGGTCCCGCCATCGTGTGAGGTCGTCAACCGCCACCTTGTCAGGAGACAGCAACTCCGTCACGGCCTCGTGGAGTTGTTCGTTACGGTGCGTCAGGTCCGCGACCGTTCGTTCCAGCTCCTCGATCTGGAGGCGCAGCTCACCGAGGAGATCGGGGACCATCATTATCCGTTGCCTCCCACTCGTTTCCATCGCAGCAGGCATTGTCGCACAGCCACTCGTCTGTTCCGCTCGGGTTGTACATCGCTTCGCGGACGCCGAGGCAGCGGCCGCAAAGCGGGCATTTCGGCGTGGCCTGGTCTGTTCCACTCTCGTTGCAATCCCGTTGCCACTGCCTCACTGTCGGAACCATCATTCACCACCACTCCGGTATGAAACTGGCCGATAAGGCCACGGCTTTATCCCTGACGGCCCGCCTGCCCAGGCGTGTCAGTCCGCGCGCGAAGCGATGCTTGCCTGGGAGCCTTACCTCGTCATATCCCAGGGAGAGGATATCCGCCTTTTTCGAGAAGGTGGCCCCGGCGTGGAATTTACGGCGGGCGACGATATCACCGAGAGGAGATCGATAAGCGCGCGTCTCCTCGGACTGGCCAAGATAAACCCATGACGCCGCCCGATAGATACCCCCGGCATGACCCGCGTTGGGGTCGGCGTAAGAGATCAAAGCATCCGCCAGATCAAGAGCGTGAAAGGCTTTGACGGCGCGGGATACGGCCTCGGTCAAAAGGTTGGGGCGATGGCCGTCCGGTGCGAAAAGCCGGCTCAGTTCCCACACCCGGTTCTTTGGGCACAGCAGCCATTTGGAGGTGTTGTAGTTCGCGGGGATCGAGAAGACGACCAGTGCGTCCTCATGGCGGAAGACATGGCTTTTACCGGATGGCCAGGACCGTGTGTAATGCTGTTCACGGATGATCGATTTCGGATCAGCCAGAGCGACGTTCACGACTTCATATACCTCGGCCCCCGAGACCCCTCGGCTCGCAGCGGGAAGCCTTCAGCCCAGTCAGGCAGCTCCGACATGATCGCGCACATGGAGTCCACGGATCCAAATCCGATGGGAGGCTCGCAGACAACCTCGTCATGTATAAGCGTGAGTGGCCTGTAGCCCTCCTGTTCCAGGCGTAGCGCGGCATGAACAAGAAGATCCCTGCACAGGCCCTGTACGGCGTTCTCCGTCAGCCTGCCGCCATAAGTCTGCTGCCTCTCCCATTTCTTGTTCAGCGAATTGACCGCCATATACGAAACGCAATCGTTACCAAAGCGTCCCGTCTCGACCAACGGCTGGCTGTACCAGATGTATCTCCCCGAAGGCAGGCGCATCCGCAGCCACTTGCGATCCATGCGGAACCGAATGCGTCCGCCACAAATGGCGGTGGACTGACCGGGGTGACGCACGGCGTCGATCGCCGCCTGGTTCATGTCCTCCCACAGGCGGGGTATTTGTTTGTAGGTCACGCGATAGACGTTAACGGCGCGTTCCGCCTCTTCCGGGGCGAGGAGAACGCTCGCCTGGGCGATGCAGGTCTCCCTGAATTTATGCCAGCCCATCTGGTAGCCGCAGCCAAGCACCAGGGTCTTGCCGACGAAACGGGCGCGACTGTCCTTGGCGACGGTGGAGGGATCGACGCCATAAACCCGTGCGCCAATCTCCTCGTAGACTTTCCGCTTCTGGCGGAACGCCTCGACCAGATCATCCTGCCCCGCCAGCCACGCGACACCCACCGCCTCGACCGAGGCGAAGTCGCCCGCCGCGATCTCGTGACCCTCGGCGGGGATGATCGCGCCGCGCAACATTTTACTGATGACATCGAGCGGCGGGCCGGCGATCGCGTCCACCATCGCGGCGCCATGGTCGAGCAGTTCCCGATGACCCTCCCAGTCATGCACGACATCCCTGGGGAAATTCTGCACCTGGAGGCCCTGACTGATGTAACGCCCGGTCGATGCGCCGTGATAGCCGAGCAGCCCTTTTACGCGGCCGTCTTCGCTCGACCGTTCGTGAATGGCGTAGAGCTTCCTGACCGATATCTTCCCCGCCTCCAGGCGGCACCGGAGGACGCTCTTCTCCAGCAGGCCGACACGGGGATCAGCGATCAAACGCTGGATGTCACGTCGGCGCAGGTCGGGGACCACCTCCTCTTCCGGTTCAACCTCTTCCAGGTCTTCGAGCAGCTCACCCTCGCGGGC